TGAATGTATTAAGTGACGTTATGTAACAAAGCCGCTGTGGAAAATATCTGTCCACGGCGGCTTTTTTGCATAGCGTGCATTATGCGAAGTTGTCTTGTCCTTTCCTCTTTCTTGTTAGGTTATTGCTGCCAGTTCCACGCGTACAAGGAGGTACGACGCCGTAGCGAGGAACTGGCTTGCTATCGTCTTTTATCTTTTAAGTCAATACACACGCGCAATTAGTCAAGAATCCGCAAGGACAGGGATAAGTAGTACTGTCCTTTTGTCTCATTTTTGAGACTATCTTTTTTTTACTTCCCGCATTTACTGTCCGTAATAACAATCTACTGTGGCGTTGCTTATTACTTTTTTATCGTTCATACACTCTTTAAGCTCGTGTTTTTTTGATTTTACTGTGTAGCTCGGTTTTTCTCTGCCCATTTGTTAAGCCGTTTTGACGTGTCCACTATGTCAATATTGGCTTTGTTTTTTAGTATTTTTCCTACTATTGATTGCCTCATTCCTTTTTCCAACGCTTCCTCTATTTGATTTTTTGCGCTCACAGGCAATGAAATTATTAGTAGCCCTATTAATGCCGCTTTTTTCATTTTTACCTTCCTAATTTTTTAAGTTCCTCTACCGTTATTTCTTCAAGCCCTTTTTGAAGTGCGTAATGCAGGATATCGGTTTCTTTTATTGGTTTTTGCGTTGCTATAACTACCTTAACTGTAAGGTCTTGTATTTTTCGCCATGTTTTATCGTCTATGTGTTTTGTCGGCATTTTTATTCCTCATTTTTGCCTCCTATTTTGCGCTTTTTTTCTAAGTATTTGACATCTCAATTCTAAGTAGTTATAAATATCTAACTTCTAATTTCTTAGATTTTTTATGATTGACTGGTTTCGCGGTGAAATACCCTTTTTGCATGACCCTATTCCTGCAGGACATGTCTTGTCCATTGATGCGGATGGCACGGTCGAATGGGATTTGGTCAAATCCATCGTTTGCCGTTCCAGCCATGAAACCAGCATCAAAATTAAATCCGCTGGCGGAAACGGTGAGGGCAGGGCAACTAGCCTGTTTATAGATGGCAACCTTGCCAAGTTCCTGCAAGGCCATAACCTGTTTGGCTCACGTGATTTGAATACGCTTTTATTGCTGACTTTTAAAAAGATTTACCAATTGCATAACGGGCATTTTCACGGTTACGCAGACCCGAAGTTCACCGAACGGCAAATCATGAAAGGCAATTACAAAGTGAAGATGTTGGACATCAATCAACTTTATGACGTGGGCAACGATGCTAGCGTTGAATCTTGGTTACATGCCGCCCACATGCGCGCACGTAGCCGCCACGGTCGTAGCTCCCGCGATAAAGGCACGGTCTATCTGGGTAAAAGCTCCAAACGCTGGGCTTTTAAGTTTTACAACAAACAACGGGAAATGCTCAGCAAGGGCAAATCGCACCAACTCCCGACTGCCTTACAAGGCATTGGCCTTGAAGACTTCGCGCTCGGCAAACTCCGTGCCGAATTCCGCATCTTCGGCAAAGAACTCGAAAAACACGGCATCACACACGGCAAACACATTACACCGCAAACACTGGGCGAACTATTCAACACGTATTTAGGCAAAATCGACATGACCACACAAGCCACGTTAATTGATGAACAACTGCTAAAAATGCCGCGAACCCTGCAAGGCACATACCAACTCTGGCGGCAAGGGGCTGACCTCCGCCAACTTTTGGCAAAGCCTACCTTTTACCGTCACCGCGCTTTATTGATGCCATACGGCATCGACATAAACGCCACGCACCTAGCACCCGAACACAACAACGTTGTGCCATTAATCCGCATCATAGAAGCTAGGCCTGTAGAAATTCCGGCTTGGGCTTATGAACGCGGTTTGATTGCGGCTTAGGGGTAATTTATGAAACTGTCTGTTATCCCTTGTCTTTTTTGTTCTGCCGATATTCCACAAAATAAACTCGGTCGCTCCCGTTTATTTTGCAAATCCTCGCATAAACACGCTTTTTACAATAAAGCTAAATGTGATTTAAAAGCCGAACAGCAACGTATTGTTTTAGAACAAGAACATCTTTTTTTGTCGTCTCATAAAATACCATCACGGCAAACAAACATTGTTGACTTGGTAGGTTTGGCATGATTTCTGAACGCTGCCCCGTCTGCCTAGACCTCCCACTATCCCAAGCCATCAACTGTGAAGCTTGTGAAGGTACACAACTACACCAACGCTTCAAACGCCCCAAACCCGTCTACAAACTTTCCCACAAAATCACCGAAGGGGTTCAATGCCCCAAGTGCGACGCTATCGAAACCATTGAAACCTATTACCCCATAGCAAGGCCAACCGATTTTATCACCCACACGTTTTGCAACTGCACCTCAAACCGCACCACCGAACCGTTAAAACTCACTTATTACGATTTCAACCCCAAACACCCTGACGGTGCTTGGTTAATACAACATTACAACCAAAATCAGGTACAACCATGTCTTTAGTCAAAGTCTCCGTAGAACGCGCACAAGTCGATAAAGTCCGTTCCAGAAAACTACCCAATTCTGATGAATTGGAATTCCAACAACTCGTTTGGATTTATAAAGAATCATCAAAACATCCAACTGAATACCAAATCCGCTTACCCTCCGGCGTAAAACTTTACCCTGAAGGTGATTACATTGCCGACATACAAGCTAACATTCAGCCAGACAAATACCAAGGTATGAGCATCAACCCATTTGGTCCAACCGTTCTTGTCCCTGCCACGCCCGAATTCCTCAAGTTATACGACCACCTACAAACTCAGTTGGTCGAAAACTTCAACAAGCTACGCTAGTTTTTTTAATCCGGTCTGGCGGTTTCCAGTCACAAAAATAGGTACGGTAATATGAAACGCACACTATCCATGTTAGTCCTTGCAGTCGCTGCGGTTGCTGCTTTCCCTTCTTTCGCTGTCAATTCTCCTGTATTCCATTCGCCCACGAATGGCAGTAATTACATTGTCTACGACCTGCTGAAAAACTCAGTCGATGCTAAAGCCTATTGCATATCCAAACAGGGGCATTTAGCTGTTATCAACAACCACAACGAAGCGGTTGAACTGCTTGCCTTTACCACGCTTTTACTGCCGACCGCCGCCATCTCCGGTGATGCCGACATTTATTACATGACGGGTGGGTATGTGCCCGCCACTACCACCATTCCCAAAACTGTAACAAATCAGGGATTTTTTACCGACTCAGCTTATACCTATAGTGGTTATGACGGTACTGCTAAGCCCGTGGATTACTTCCTGCAAATATCCCCTTTTTACAACGACTTCAAATACGACGATTTAACCACCACCCAAACTCGTCGCTTTATCTGTGAATTTGAAGATTCACCGATTTAACCATGGCTCAGTGTGTCGCGGTCGTCGATAACCTTGGGGTTCAGCTCTTAGCGATTGACCCCGCCACGCCCATAGAATCGTGTAGTTACGTGCTATTTAATGCGGCGGACTACACCACCCTATCGGGATTTAACCAGCTAGCCGCTGATTATTTCCGATTCGATCCCGAAATGTTTAGCTACTTAGTAGGGATCAACATAGTCTTGTTTATAACCGGATACGGTATAGGCAAGGTTCTTAAATACCTTCGTTAGGATTTCACAATGAAACATTTACTTTCTTTAAAAAACAAAGCTTTACAACACAAAAACCAATTTATGTTGGCTGGTGGTCTTGCTGTTGCTTCTGTCGGTTCTGCCCATGCTGACATTGCTTCGCAAATTTCATCCGCTATTACCACTGCCACTGGTTACACGACTATTGCGGGCGCTGGCGTTGTTGCCATCGCTGCTGTTCTGATGGGCGTTGGTATCGTTATTTCTGTTATCCGCAAGTAATTAAAATGGTCACTACAATCATCCTTGCATCTGTGCTTGTCATGGTTTTCACCCTTTCGATTTACATAGGGAGGTTGTAGTGGCCTTCTATCGTTTTTTATTTTTATTCTTATTTTTTTTCTCTGGTCACGCTTATTCTGCAACCTATCAACAGGCCATGGATTCGTGCAACCAAAATCCCAATGTAGCCTCAGGCCTCGCTACTTGCGTTCCTGTTGGTACTAATCAAATTGGTTCACAAAAAAAATCAAATTCAACACAATATTACTCATTTCATAGTTTTACAGGTTCAATCCCTCCGCAATGTCCATCCGGTCAAACAATTCTCTCAAGTGGTCAATGTACTGATTATTCATGTCGTTCAGGTTTTGAGCTTTCTACTTCAATTGGTTGGTGTCAACCTTTAGGTTGTGGTAATTATTGCGTAGAGGAACCCGCAAGCTGTTCTAAATGTTCTGATAATTCCTCATTACCGGGTTCAACTTCGCCCGGTTCAACTTCTCCGGGTTCAACTTCGCCGGGTTCATCTTCTGATGGATCTACATCGCCGGGTTCATCTTCCGATGGCTCTACCTCTCCGGGTACATCCGGAGTCGATGTCGTTGTAGACTTAACACCTGTTGTTAACGCCGTTAATTCTGCCGCTCAAACTGTCAAATCTTCTGTAGATCCCGTTAAAAGCTCAACTGATTCCGTAAAACTATCCGTCGATGCTGTTAAAACTTCAACTGATGCTGTCAAGAACGCCGTCAATGCTGCCGCTGGTCAAGGCCATTCTGATTCCCAAGATTTAAAGGGCGCGGTCAACGGGACAACTGATGCCGTCAATTCCAACGGTCAAGCCATTAAAGGTGCTTTAGATGGCATTAAGGACGAACTCACAAAACCATCCGGCTCTTTAAACACCAACACCACGCCAACAGGCTTTGGCGATTCCAGCAATCAGCTTGCCAATAAAAAAACCGAATTTACCAACTACATCCAAACCGTACAAAGCGAGGCCCAAAGCTTACTAAGCTTGTCCATTTCCGGTGGTGGCGGTGGTCTTCCTATCTTTAACTTTGGTTCTGTCTGGGGCGTTCCTCTGTCCTTCGACATGACACGCTTCACTTATGAATTTTCACTCATGGGGCTCTGTATTTTCTTCATCTGCGCTTTGATCTCAATCCGCACCGTTATGGACAAATAACATGATTGAATTCTTTAACAAAGTTATTACATTTTTTAGTCAAGTCAGTGAATTTATTTACAATGGGATTTATGAATTTTCTACTAAAGCCTTCGCGGAATTCATTATTCAATCCACCATCGCATATATCGAATTCAAGCTTTTTATGATTCGATTCGCTTGGGATACCGCTAAGCAAATCATGGCTCAACTTAACATATCAGCCGTGCTTAACTCCGCGTACTCTTCACTAGATGGCAACGTCCTTGGCATTCTTACTGTCCTTCATGTTCCTGACGGTATCAACCTTATATTGTCCGCCATGGTCACTAAATTTGTTTTACGCTTCATGGGTATGTAACTATGGCAACTGCGATACACCATGGCCCTCCCGGATCATTTAAAACTTTCACACTCGTACAGCGCCACGCCATACCTGCCTTAAAAGAGGGAAGGGCGGTAGTTTGCAATATCCGTGGCTTTGATAGCATTGACAACATCATCAACGCTTATCCCGACGATACCTTCCCAGATTCAGCCCGTATCATCTGGGTAGATACCACCACCGAACAAGGTCGTCTTAAAATGGCCTGCTGGTTTCACTGGATACCTTTCGGCGCATTGGTCATTATTGACGAAGCACAACAAATCTACCCAGATCGTCGAGATTTCAAGCTTGAATCGCTGGATAAATACATCCATGACGAACCCTTAGGATTTTTCGAATCAGCTGACCCACGTCCATACGATGTTTTCGTCGCCTACGACAAGCAACGCCATTTTAACTGGGACATTTTCCTATCTACCACCAACATAGCGAAAGTAAAACGCGACATTCGCGAGGTAAGCGACTTCGCTTACCGTCACCGTAACTTATCCGGCCTCCTACCTTGGTGGCGTAACAAATGGCGAGAATTTCAACATGACCCCGAATTTTCCGGAAAATCCGCAAGCCACTATGTCGGTTCACCAAAAGACTATACAGCAGACCCCAGAGTATTTAACTGCTATTCGTCAACGGCGACAGGACTCCATTCAACAACAAAAACATCAAAGCCAATCTACAAAGACCCAAAGCTCATTATCATGGCTGTGGTCATTCTTCTTTGCTTTATGGTCTTTTTTTACAACCTTTTTGTGGGCGATTCTAAACTTAACGTACTCAAAGATAATGAAGCCATTACTGTTCCCGTTACTGCTCCGCCTTTGTCTAATGTTGCTGCTGGCAATGCTGTCAGCAAATCTGATACGCGTCCTTCTGTCGCCATCGTAGAACCACCAAAAAAGCCAAATTTTGACATGGAAGCCGTACGCAATTACGCGCTTAATGACGTAAAACCAGAAGAAATAATAAACTTCCCCGACTCCTGCGGTTTCACACGTAAGAAAATTACCTGTATGATGAAAGCCACCCCCGAACTGCTCCGCGTTACCGTCAACCGCGCTTGCCAACACAACATTTGCAACGTTTACTTTTTCATCAAAACACCCATACAACAACAGCAACAAAACATTCAAAACGCCCTAAATACTTCCCCTCTGCTTTCTAAGCTGTAACCCATGCACCAACAAACAAAAAAAAAGCCCAACCATTTCCGGCTGGGCTTATCGATTACCAGTTTGATTCTGCGATTCTTACATCTTCCTCGAAGTCTCCATCTTTTAAATATTTATACCAACACTCGACAAATTCTTTCTGTGGTGAAAAAAACCATCTTGAATTTGACTGTTTAAACTCTTCAATTTTGGTAATTGCAATTTCTCTAGGTATTGCATAAACCAGATCAAAATCTTCTTCTATCATTTTAGAAATTGAAGGTGCTTGTAGTATTGTGTTCATGTTCATAACTCCCAGTTAAAGCACCAAAATCGATGCCCTGCACGAAAAGCGAGAATGAGCCGGAAACTCAATGGCAATTTAAAAAGAATCGTTTCATTAACGTAAAAAATAATAAGGCTTCTATTGTTTTTAAATTGGCGAAGCGAACCATTGAATTTTTGGCGAACTCGCTACAATGATAGGGTATTGATTGGTGCATTCCACTAGACGGGATTGGGGCAGGGGGAAAACGTGAAGGTTACACCCAATTAGAATAAAGCCTTGGCAACCAAGCGTTAGCGCGTGAATCACAGTCGAACGTTTTAGAGTCGTCAAGTGCGCCAAGCGATAAAAACAGCTTTTCGTTTTTTCGCTGGCGGCCTGCGTACACTTGATCGACCAACACTAAAAATAAGCTTTGCCTATGCTGTAAGCGAAAGCCGCTTACAGCATGGCAACCGCTAGCGTTTTAAATTTCGTAACGTTAACCACTTAAAATTCCTATTTATTGTCGGCGCTGCGGTCGGTGAATTATTTATATAGTTAGTTTTTTATTTTAAAAAACTACGCTTTCAATTTCGCATAATGGTTATTATGACAA